ACCCGGCCGCTGACGTCCATCTGCACGATCTGCTGCATCATGCCCACCATTTCCTTCACGTACTCGGCATCGAGGTGCTTCACGTTGAAGGAAAGGGTGACGTTGAACTGGCCCTGGATCTCCTCGCGGGTGACGCGGATGCCCTGCCCCTGCGAGGCCCCCACTACACGGGCGTACACCTCGTCGGGGAGGTACTGCTGGTCAAGTTGGAGGATCTGGCTGCACACGCGCTTCCACCCGCGCAGCCAGCTGCGCACAAGGTTCTGGCGGAGGTTCGTCGAGTCGACTGGGTCCGACCGATCGTTTCGCCGCCCGAAGTACTCGTCGGCAAACCCGCGCACGGTTTCCTCGATCTCCTTGCTGCCCGGATCGTACTTTGGGATCTCAAAGTATCCGTACCGATCGGCCTGCAACGTCGGAATCTGCACCCCGGGCCCCCAGGCATCCGGTTCCTCGCCCGGCGGGTGGTGAGAAGGAGGCAAGGTCGCGACGTCGGTCCGGTCGATGCGCGCATCCCACTGCCGTTTGATCTGCTGTTGGAGCGTGTGGGCTCGCTCACCGTAGCCCCGCGAACGGCACAATCGGGTACTGGCCGTGTGTGTAGTCCAGCAGCTCGTGCTTGGCCACCGCCTCGGGGTCTCGCCGACGTGCGCTCTGGCTCAGACCGGGCGAGAACACGGTCACCCAGATCCCGGGAATCCCGTCCTCGTCGTACATCCGACGGTAGCTGCTGACCACCTCGAACAAGCGTGTTGTCTCCGGCCTCCCACGCCCCCAGGTGCGCGCCCTGGACGCGGCCCGCTCGCTGGGCTGGAACGCCATGACGCCGCGCTGGGATTCGATGACCTCGTCCACCCATGCGGCGTCGTAACCGAGGGACCGAGTGCGCTCTTCGAGGTCGGTCTCCGTCAGCACCTCGCGCACGAACTGCACCCGGGCCCGGGCGGGATCAGCGCACTCAGGCGGCAGGAACACGTCCTCATTCCAGGCCAGGGTCCGGATCGTAGGCCGGTCTCGAACGACGGTTGCCCTGGGGAACTTGGCTTCGCCCGTCTTCCGGAGATCGCGCAGGATCTTCCGGATTCGGGCGGCGTCCATGACCTCGGGCTCACCGGTGCGGGCCAGCAATTCGCCGAGGATGGCCGCCACTTCGCCGTCGCGCTCGGGGTCCATGATGAGCGCCGGCAGCTGGGCTTGGAGCGACAACGCATCGCTGGCAGCCCCGCGGTTCAGCGCAATCTGGGCCGCCATGCTTCCGCGCTGCAACTCCTCCAGGGTGATGGTCTCGCGCGTGAGTTGGTGTTGCTGGTCCCAGAACACGCCCACGGCCGCCGCGCCGCGTTCGAGGAACAGGTTGGCCAGGTACTCCGCCTCGGCCTCGCTCTCCTCCATGTCCTCGTACAGCTGCCAGCGGAGGAGCTGGGTCATGCGAAAGGCGTCGTCGGCGGTTTTGTGCGGCGCGGTGGACTTGACGAGAATCCGCTGCGTGGTCCAGACGCCCATGAGCATGGCGACGTCGGCGTTGATGTACTGGTCCGCCAGCATCACCCGGGCGTCACTCGCCCCCGGCCACGGGAACACCCGCTTGCTGTCGGTGCGCCGCCACTTCCGGCCGTCCCAGCTCTGGTTGTTCCACAGGCAGTACCGGGTCTCGTAGTTGACCCGCTGCCGTTCCCAGTAGGACGAATCGCGGCGATCGACGCACTCCCGGAAGTCGGTCGACAGCGACTTGAGATCGGGCCCGTAGTGGCGCTCCTTGCGATCTTCGGACACCGCGGCTCGCCCGGCAGGGCGGACAGAACTCTTCATGCTGGAGGCGGTGTCAACCCGCGGCTTCCGTTTGTCGAGCCTGGCGGGCACGGGTTGGAACCGTTCGCGCCGGGTTTGCACGGATCGCAGGCACGCACGTCCTCGCCGGATGGCCCGAGCCCGGCAATCGCGAGGGCGTCGTTGCGGAAGTACTTCTTCAAGCCGCCCACCCGCCCCTGCCAGGTGCGCAACTTTCCCGAGCGCACCTCCTGCGCGATGTCACGGAAGGACAACCCGGTGATCTCCGACACCACGCCGAGCGGGATGAGCAGCGGAAGGTGCAGCAACATGTGTCGGGTGATTTCCCGTGGCCTCAGCAGACGTTCGATCGGTGACTCAAAATCCATCGCAAAACCCTCCTGTTTTGAGTTTGCCGCCCGGTTCGATGTGGCGCAGATCCTCGTCCTGGGCGACGTAGCGGATGAGGTCCGCGGGGTCCTTGCAGGCGCCGTCCTCGCCGCCTTCTCCCGTGTAGTTCTGGAACATCCAATCGACTTGCTCGCACGCCTCACAGACGTAAAGCCGCGGCTCGTTCACGACTGGACAGATCGGTTGCCGCTCGTCGTAGTCTAGCAGCTCGTTAACGTGGGTGATGCCGTCATCGATCCCGCGCCCGGTCGACGCCGGAAGGACGACCATCGTCGGGGCCTCGAGTTCGCCGGTCTTTGGGTTGCGGTCCTCGCGCGCCAGCAGATCCAGCAGCGTGACACGCCCGACGGTGCTCTGCTGTGGATTGGCGGCGGCCCGTGGATCGATCTTGCGCAGGCGCACGACCTCGCGCACCGGGTCCGGGTGCAGCCGTCGAAACGCCTCCGCCTGATCCGGCCGCCACGCGCACTCAGGCATCCCGCCGTAGCCCTGCCACTCGCGCACAGGTTCCAAGCCCACCTCGCGCATGGCCAGGTTGATCCGGTGCCGGCGGTACGGATCCCGGTGGTCGGGCCGGCCGTCGGCGGCGAGCCGCACCTCGATTGATTCCTCGGCCAGCATGAGCCGCTTGTACCTCGGCACACCCCAGCCCTGGCTGCGCTGCGCCGGGCCGGCATCTCCATCCATGCCGCGACGTGAGTCGGCGGAAATCTTCTTGGAGGTCGGCACGGCCCACGCGTCGTAGCGCCGCTTGTCCGGCCAGTCCCGGTACACGAACAGTCGCCGGGGAGAGCCCGGGGCGACGCGCACCCAGATCAGGAACCAGTTGCGGTCCGCCGGGTCCATGAACACGTAGTTCGTCCCGTCCCACGGGAGCGCCTCGGCTGGTATCCAATGGACTTGGCGGGTGTACCTGGGGAACGCCTTGCCGGTGATATCCTCGGTGTAGCCGTAGTAGATCCGGAGCGTGTAGTCGGTGGGGCGCCCGGCGCAGTCGGCGGCCACGGTGTCCGCGTAGCGGTGACCGCCGCTGCCGAACGGGGTGAGGTCGGAGTGAAAGTAGACGACCCGCACGCCAGCGTCGCTGCCCTGCTGAACGAACGGCACCCGGCCGGGCCCAAGGCCGCGCACGAGCGGCAGGTTTTTGGGCAGGAGCGTGGCGGTGCGGGTGCGGATAACGCGCCCGGTTCCGACGGCCTCCTTGATGGTGCTGGTGATGCCGCGGATCGGCGTGAAACTCCAGAGCCCGTGCCCGGGGCGGTAGCGGCCACGTCGCCGGAGCATCTTGTACCACGGCAGGGTCAGATCCTCGTCCATCCACCACGCGACGTCCGCGTAGTCCTTCGGCCCAAACTCACCGCCCTCGTAGTTCCCGGGGTCGTTGGAGTAGAGGATGAAGTTGATGACGGTCCCGAATCCGAGCGTCAGCACGCGATCAGCGAATCCGTCGCCGGGGCTGTAGTTGATGTCGATTCCGGCCGCCTTCTCGCGCCGGGTGCGGACGTTGTTCAACTGCTTCAACGCCTGGGGCAGGAAGTGCCAGACGAGCGGCTGGGTGATCAGCTTCGAGTTGGCCTCCGAGTCGCTTCCGACAAGGAACGTCGTCAACCCGCGGACGCCGTGCTTGCGGTTGTGCTCCCGGGCGCGCAGGACGGCGCGCATGAGGGCGTCGGCGCAGTAGTAGGACTTGGTGCTGCGGTTTCCCCCAAGCAGAACCAACACCCCCAGGTCCCGGCCGCGGCGAAGGCGGTCGGCGATGCGCCAGTGCTTCGGGCGTGGAGCGTTCAGGGGCTCCGCCTCGGCTTCCGCGATCTTCTGCCGGCGCCACGCGAGAAGTTTCCGCAGCCCATCCTCGCCCTGAGACGCGACGAGCGCCCGCACCTGCGCCATCGTCGGAAGCGGAAGAAGCGGGTGCTCGGGCTCGGACCGGAAGAAGTCCTTCGGTTCCGGAATTCCAGCAAGTGGGACGGGTGCGATCATTTGTACGAACAGGAGTCGCTCAGTGGGTGTTCGGCGCCTTGGCGAGCCGCACGCGGAGTTCTTCGATCGGGTCGGTCCACTGACCGATCCGCTTCATGTAGCAAACCGCGCACTCATCTTCACCGTGGGCGAGCACGATGAGATTCCCGCACGCGCAGGTTCTGTATTCCGTGCGCGGCTCGGTTAGATGTTGGTTTTGGTGTGCCATACGGATGGTAGGGCATTGCGGCCGCGTCCTCCGCGCTGTTCGCGGGAGACGAGCCCGAGCTTGTGGAGTCGGTTGCATACCGCGCTGGCCTTCCAGGCGCTGATGCCCAGGTAATGCGCGACCTCCAAGTGGGATGCCACGCGAACGCGGTCGATGAACGCGAGCGCGTCCTTCGTGCGCCCACGTCGAAGCCCCGAACCAGCCGCGGGAGAGGGAGGCGTGGACGCCGGGTTCGTGGGCGTGCTCATCGGTCGCCTCCGCTCCGCTCGATGTTCGGCTTCCTCACACGACGCGCTGGGCGGATTCCTTTCGGGTTCGCCATCAGCCGGATGGTGATCTCGCGGAGATTCGCCCATAGGACGTTGTGCGGTTTCACGTACCGATCGAGGATGTAGTAGAGGACGCACGCCAACTCCTCGTTGGGGATCGTCTTGGAGTATCGCGTCCAGGCCATGTCTACCGCGATGTCCTCGCTGATCGGGCTTCCGGGGAAATGCGACTCTTCCGCTCGGATGTCCCGAAGATGGAGCAACACGGCAGCCTCCACGTCATCCGAACCCGCCGCGAGAGCGGACGGCGCGGACGCCGGGATCTTGGTCTCGTTCATTGGTTACCTCCGCTGACTTCGGTGTTCGGCAAATCGGGAACCAGTATCTGCCGCGATTCACCGCAGATGAGGCAGCTCTCTTCAACCGTCCACGAGCAACCGTCGGGAGGACAGGTGTCGATGACGCTTCCGCTCCACATCTTGTAGCGTCTCACCTCTCGCCACGCGTGCGGCGTACCGTTGATGCAGCCGCCCGTTCCTGAAGCGAGCTTCGGGTTGGCCAACGCCTCCCGCTGGACAGCCTGCAAAAGTGCAAGCGCCTCCGGGGTGATGTTCAAGCTCGCCTTGATGAGGCGATCGATCTCTGCGGCAAGGTCCGCATTCGTCGGTCCAGCGACGGGCTTCGAGTCATGGGTTGCGTTCATCGTGATCCTTTGTCTTCCGACCCCAGCGCTGCCCGCATGGCGTCCAGTTCCACGCGCGCCACAGCCAGTTGCCGTTCTACTTCGTGCTTCTGAAGTTTGATGCCAGCCGCCAGTTCGCGGAGCAGCACGATTTCGCGCTCCAGCGTCTCGTGGTCGCGCCGGGCCCGCACAACCCGGCAGTCCGCCGTGTAGCGAATCCTCCACAGGTCGTCCCAAGTGAGATCCTCCGTCGCCACCGCATCGACGAGCGCACCGCCTCGCTCCGACGATCGCCCGAACGGCTGCGGAAGCCACTCGGAGCCGAGTACTGGAGGTCCGTGGCTCACGCAAACGCCTCCACGGATTGGTCCAGGAACAGCAGCACTTGACCCGGCCTGTCGGTAGGTGCACCCAGCTGCCACTCCCACAGATCGGCCAATGCCGCCTGCATCCTGTCCCGGTCGTTCCAGGTCTTCGACTTCCCTACGTGGTACGCTTCGGCCCGACCCATCACCCACGCGACAACCGGGTCCGGTTGTTGGCGAGCCCAGCGTTCGACTCGCCGGTATTCGCTGCCCGACCATCCTGGGGCCACGCTGCGCAGCTTCTCGCCCACGCTCACGCCAGGCACAACCCCGTACCCTTTGGCGGAGCGCGCGACGGCATAGTGCTCGTCCCAGGCGGCAAGAAACTCGGCGCGTTGCTCCCGGATCTCCAAGATCAGCGCGTCTGGCACAGAACCGCAGAGCGCTGGCTTGCCGTCCTTCCACGCGACTCTGGCACCGGCGTCAACGAAGTCGTGCAGGAGTTCGTGCGGAGTTCTCACAGGAGCACCTCCTTGGGCTTGCTGCGATTGGGGCTGTGCGCGTCAACGAATCGGGCGCTGGCTTTCTGCATGACCAGCTCACAATCGCCCGTTGGACCGTTGCGGTTCTTGGCGATCGACAGGTTGATCCTTCGAAATTCGCCCCTCCATCCGGATTCCGGGCCACGGATGACCCAGTCAGAATCGTCCTTGGGATCGTCGGGAGTGTGATGACCGAGCCAGGTCATCTCGGCCTCGTCTTCCTCGTCAATCTTGGGCTCCCACAGCAGCCCGACCACGTCGGCATCCTGCTCGATTGATCCGCAGTCCTTGATGTCTGCCAGCAGCGGCTTCTTGCCTCCGCGATCCTTGTCCGAGTCGCGGTTCAACTGAGCCGCCACCACGACCGGGACATTCAACTCTTTGGCCGTGCGTGCGAGATAGGAGCTCGCCTCGGACAGTTCCTCGTGTCGCGAATTGCGCTGCCGTGCCGCTCCGAGCTTCTGGATGTAGTCGACGACGATGAGACCGATGTTGTGCTGCCGGACGCCTCGGCGTGAGCCCAGGAGAATATCCTGTCCGTTGATCGACTTCCGGTCGTCGATGCGGATCGGAAGTTTCACTATCTCAGTGCTGGCCTTCTCGATGTCCATTTCCTTCGCCTTCTTCCAGAAACCGTTTCGCAACTTCAACCCGTTGACGCGCGAGGCGGAGGCCAGCAGCCGGAGTGCGATCTCCCGCGCTGTCATCTCGATCGAGTAGAATAGGACCGGGATCCCGCACCGGGCGGCGTGCAGGCTCATGTCCACGGCGAGCGCCGTTTTGCCCGTGCTCGGGCGAGCCGCGACGACGTAGTACTCGCCCCGCTGGAGTCCGCACGTCATGTTGTTGAGATACCAGAATGGCGTCGGGACCCCGGTGATGGCCTGCTGTCCGCGGCGTCGTTCCTCGAGGATCTCGGCCAACTCCAGCATTGGCTCGGAGATCGGCACGTCAGCGCTCTGGACGTGGTCTTGCGTGAGATCCGCGACGTCGGCCTGAAACCCTGCGACAAGATCGGTGACGGAGCGTCCGTCCTCGGCGTAGACCTCGGATTCGACACGCGAGCACCGCTGTAGGATCGCCCGGAGTGTGGCCTTGTCGCGCACCGCGGCAAGATAGGCGTCGATGTTGTGGACGCTGGTGACCGTGTTGAGAGTCTCGGCAAGGTAGGTGAGCCCACCAACTTCCTCCAGCTGGCCACGATCGCGTAGGTGCGACTGGACGGTGATGAGATCGATCGGCTGGTGCCGGTCCTCCATCTCGCACAGCGCATCGAACAGCATGCGGTGGCGCAGGTCGTAGAAGGCTGCCGACCCGCCCACGAGCTTCTGTTGGGCAACCGTGAGGCACGCCGAATCCTCCAGGCAGCATCCGATCACGCCCCGCTCGGCGTCTGGGGCGTGGGGTGGAAGCCGATCGAGATTCATCGAGCATGTTCCTTCCGTTGCTTCGCAATGTGACTGTGTTCCCAACAGGTCACTCGGTAAGGACCGCCCGCCGGGTCTGGAGAACCGATGGTCCCGAAGTCGTAGCACCCCAGCTCGTCGCAAGAGATGTGAATGGTGTTGATAGACTTGCACTTCGGGCATCCAGAGATGTCCGAGCCGTCGAACGGACTCTTGGCGCGCAGCACCTCGCTCTCCGCGCCGCGCCAGTTGCAGCGCGGCCATGAGCACCGGCGGCGGTCGTTCGTGGGCGTCATTAGTCTACTTTGTTGAGGAGATCCAAATCACTTAGACCAAGTTTTATCGGCCCACTCGATACTCATTTTCTCACTCACGGTTCCCTTTCCTCTCTGTTGG